TATATCTTTAACATTTGGCTCTACATCGCCTAACTTACCTTTAGCATTTACAAAAAAATCTTTTCCAAATATTTCCTTGTTTGACCACACACGTCTTAATTCAATATCTCGCCAATTTGCTTCAATAGAAACTTGCGTTTCAGGGGTGCTTGGCTCATTAGTCAAACCGATATTAGTTGGCACAACATATAATAATGTCAAAACACTTGCATCAAGAGTAGGAAATGTATTTTCATACCTACTACTATAATCAGATATAAAACTATTATGATCTGCATCTTCAAATTTTGATGATAAAAAAGAACTTCTATAGTCTGTAAAAACATCTTGATTGGCTTCAGTTGCTCCACGTAAACGTATGTTTGTTCTTCTTATTTTGTCATTATATTCGTTAAAATCAGTTATCCAGTTGCTGACTAAATCTGTATCTCCTCCAACTACTGGAAGTGTTATTCCTACTGGAAAACCCACACCCTCTATACGATTACCACTTAATGCACCACCATAATTACTATTTCCTGATCCACCTGCGTTTTCATCATATCGTAAAGGTGTAAATATGCTTAAAACTTTTGTATTATCGTGTGTACCAAAAAAAGGACTTGCATTATTTTGTCTTGCTTTTAAACTACCAACAAAATGCACATCAGATTTAACTATAATATTACCATCTTCATCTTCCTTATCATTTAACTCATATCCAGTTAATGGTGGAAATTTAAATGATTGTGAGCCTATTGAATGAAAATGAGGTGAATAATAACTTTCCATCATCATTGTTTTCAAAGGATTAAACTCATTTTCAAAAATTGAGCCATATATCCAAAGGCCTGTATTTAAAAATATGTTATAAGATATAGTTTCATCAGATAATGGCCTTTCGTTTTTTGAACACCATAGCGTTGAATTTTCAACTATTTCATCATCATTTGCATAAAGATTAACATTAAATTGTATATGATTATAATTTGAAAACCATTGTGGTTTTGTGTGTGTTACAAAGTCATCACTATCTGTGATTTCTTTTCTTGTTTGTTGATAAGGTAAACAAGGTATATCGCAAAGGTTATCTCCTAAACTCATTTTTACTACATTTTGTCTAACTAATTGTAATTTTTTATTAGTTATTAAATCAGTACCATAGTCAAAAACAATACTTTCTGATCCGTCAGTATCAAATTTTAATATTCCACCAATTTCACTATTATCACGATATGATGTGTCAGGTAATAACTTAATGTTAAAAGTATCGCCTTCTTCTTGTGCATAAACAATAGCAGGTGCATTTTCTAAATGTCCATATAATGTTGGTATTGGCTTATCAGAATAATGTTCAAACGTATTAACGTCTTTTAATAGAATATATTGTGATTCAGGTATTTGCTTATAAGTTTTGTTTAAGTTTAAATCATTAGCAGTTATTGTTATTTTTTTATCATCGTGTGATATTCTTGTAATTTGAAATTGTGCAACGAGTAGACACTCTGACAATGTTTTGCAAGATTGTGTTTTAAAGTATATTTTTATTTCTTTTCCAATTAATTGAAACTCATCAGAAAACTTTTTTTCTCGTCCAAATTTGTATACAGTAAAATTAGCAAAGGTTATCGTAGTATTACCTAATTGTGGTTTTTTTGTTTTTAGTTCTATCTTTTCGCTTAAATCGCTAATCCTCATACCTGCATCTTCAAAATACAAATCTTCGCCTTTTTCAGTTACAGTTCCTAACCCAAGTTCAGTTGTAGGCGTTGTTTTTAACATTTGCTTTCTTGTAGCTACGTAAACTTCATCATTAATATTAATTAAATATTCAAAGTTTTGCACACCTGCTTTTATATCATTTCTTATTGTACTATTTAATTTTATCATGCGAAACTAATGCCCTTGCGTATCGCTTCGGCTATGCCCTCACTAAGCTCATTTTCAATGAAATCTTGCGACATTACATTACCACTAATATTAATTGTCATCCCTTGTCCACCTGCGTTGTTAACGCCTTCCATAGGTGTTACAGATACATATTCTGCTGCCCCACCCTCACCTACAGTAAATTGTGTTGGCTCATCTACTACGCCTTCAAATCCAGTTTGTGCAGGTTGGTTTGCATATACTGCTGCAACTTGTGGTGCATTATATGCTGCCATAGTTAATGCACCTACAATACCACCTTGTTTTCCTGCTTTTATTATTGATGCTGCTGCATCTGCAAGTGCCATTGTTAAAGTTAGTTTCCATTGATCTTTTGCGTTAAGTAGATTGCTTGTCATAGCTGTACTCATTAAATTATCAACTATTTTTAATCTTTTTTCTTTAAACATAATTTGACCAATTTCTGCTTTAGTAGCTTTTACTAACTTTTGTTGTGGTGGCTCAAGTTCTTCAAATGTTTGTTTTAATTTTATATTAGCAGGTGTCAATCTATTTTCTATTAAATCTGCTTCTTTTTCTCTAACATCTTTTACGTGTTCTTGGATTAATAAAGAGTTTTCTTGACGTTCTTTTGCAGTTTCAAGCTCGGCACTTAAACGATTTATAATATTAGCGTGTTTTGCAACCCCTTGTATAATCATCGAACGAGTTTCTACTTCATCCTGATTAGTTCTTTTCATAGCTGCTTTTATAAGTTCTTCATTCTCAAGTAACGATGACTTATGATTCATTAAAGAAATTTGACTTGTTATTTTATCGTTTAATTCATCTATACTTACATCATAGCTTGTTGTTGCTGTTTCTGCATTATCCATATTGCCTGTTAAATATGCTATCCCATCTCCTAAATCTCTTGACCATTGAACAAGTCCTGCTAATGCTCCTGATGAAGATAAAAAGCCACCTACATTTTCAGCAAAGTCACCTAAGTTGTTAGTAAGTTGTGCTATTTGACCTGATACTGTTTGTGCTTCAACTGCTGCTTGATTTTTGAATAAATCTGCCATAACCTCAACTGCTGCACCTGCTTTCATTTCTTCTGCTGTTAAATCTCTTAATTGTGGTACTAATTCTCCAAGTTCACCTGCAAGTCCACTAAATGTTTTTGCTGTATTTCTAACTGCTGATTCAAGAGATATTCCTGTAGCTGCTGCTAAATCTGCTGCAACTGGTAAAATTTCTTTAATTTGTTGCTCTGTCATACCTATAGATGCAAGAAATGCTTGTTGTCCTATGATTGCTTCATCTCCGAATATAGTTACCTTTTGCATAGCTGCTGCTTGGTCTAATAATGCTTGTGTATTTTTACCTAATGCACCTCTTAATTTCCTTTCAGCTCTTTCTTGTTCTGCGTATGCAAGAACTGATCCTTTAACTGCTGCCGTTAAACCTGCTGCACCAAGATATGCTGCACCTAATCCAACAACTGATTCACGCATAGAGCTAAGTGATTTTTTTAATTTTTTAGATTCTTGAGTGGCTTTCTTGAAGCCTTTCATTCTTGCAATTATTTCATATATAGTCTTACTTGCCATTAACTTCTCCTACGCTAATTCCTTTTATTTCTTGGTCTATAATCATAAATGATTCCATTATATTTGCAGGTGTGTCTTGTAATGATGGATATGGAGGGCAATTAAAACTTTTACAAAATTGATATTTTTTAATAAGTTTTTGTGATTCATTATCTAAAAGCATTGTGTCGTTGCAGATAAATAATGATTGTTGATATAGTGCTTTCCCAATTTCCGACACTCCCTTTTTAACGCATTTATCATAACATTCTATTAGCACTTCGTGTACATCATCTATACTATTGAATGTTTGTTCTTTTACACTCATCGGATTCATTGCTTGGTATGGAAACTCATAAGGCAAAGAGTGTTTGCTCTGTATTCCATTCGCCGATATGTGTATATTGATTCTAAGTATTATTTCTTCAATTTTTTTTTATTCACAATAGAGTAACATTCTTTTGCAATATTGATAATATCAACATCAGTATATTCATTAAGTTCTTCTTCTGTTAGCTCTGTTGCTAATAAAACAGATTTAGCAAATAATGACCATTTTAAATCACCAAATGTGGCTTTTGTATATATGTCATTAAATTCACCTCTGTCATCAAGGTTAAGGCTTTTTACCTCAACCTCAATCTTTTTTTTGTTCTCGCCTTTAATTTGTATTTTCATATTATGAATTTGCTATGTTTACTTGTAATAATGCACTTCCAGTTGATAAATCATCGTTGCCAACTGCTGTAAATGGTATGTTTTGCATTAATATTGCACCTCCATTATCTATTGTAGTTTCATTTATATATATTTTTGGGCAAGAAACTAAAAAGTTAGTGCCACTTGATTCTCCAATAGAT